ATACCCCCGTAAGGTGGCTAAAAAGGATGCTGAAAAAGCATGGAAAAAACTTAGCCCAGAAAATCGACAGCTTGCTATTAAAGCTATCGACTTACATATTCAATATTGGGAACTCCAAAACACAGATAGAGCCTACATTCCCTATCCCGCAAGTTGGCTCAACGGCTACAGATTTGAAGATGAAATCACCCTCGAAGCCCCAAAGGAAAAAGAAATCCCCTGGACTTCAACTGAAGAACTTACAATCAAAAAAGGTAAAGAAATCGGTTTAAACCCGTATGCTGGAGAATCACTCTGGGAATACAGACAACGAATATCGGGTGCGTTGCGTAGTAAGACAACTAATAGTATGGCGTAGGCAATGGGGATTGAAAGTATTTCGTGAATACATTGATAAAACCAAATTTGAACATCAGGTCTGGGAATTGTTTTATGAGCAATACAAACTTGGCAATACTGGAAAGGATGGCGAATGGTTGAACAATGGATCGTTGCCGCAACAGGCATTGGATATTTAATTACTGGAATACTGCAATTTCAAAAAGGCGCAACCGCCAACGCTATTATTTGGATTGGTTACGCTATTGGTCAAACAGGACTTTGGTTAAACCTTAAATGAAATTTGATAATGAACTGCAATCTATTTTTGAAGAAATAGAACGCAACTTTGAAGCATTTAGTGATGCAAAAGGCACTTTAGCTCAACTGGAAGTATATAAATCATCACTTAAAAGTATTATGATGAAGCGTAGTGGTGAAAACACAGTTGGCGCACAAGAACGGGAAGCATATGCCAGTCAAGACTATGTGCAATTAGGTCACGATATAGGTTTAGCAACAAAAGAAGCAGAACGATTAAAATGGATTCTCGAACTATCCAAAATGCGCTTTGATGCCTGGCGCACATTACAGGCTTCCAATCGACATATTGAAAAGATCACACTATGAGAGATTATGCAGAACCAATGATTCGTATGACAATTCTTACCAAGAAACTGCATGATGCTTTTTTGAAAAACAAACGCCAAGATGCGGTATTGATTTCAAGTGATATTGTTGATATTGCTCAAGAGTTGGAAGATTTGGCGATTGAATTAGGTAAAGAAAAAATACATTGATGTATCGAAATAAACGGTTGCTGGAAGTTGTACGCCAGCTTCCGTGTCAACATTGCGGTATTGAAGATGGCACAATCGTTGCGGCACATTCCAATCAGCTTAGAGATGGCAAAGGTCGAGGACTTAAAGCCCATGATTATCGGATTGCGGCCTTGTGCTTTAAGTGCCACACGGAGTTGGATCAAGGCGCGATATGGTCAAAAGCCGAAAGGGTATCGGTCTTTGAGGATGCACACCGTAAAACCATTGGTGAACTTTTTGAACGCCAACTTTTAAAGCTCTAGCGGATCAAATCCCAATTCATCTGCAACCATTTTGCATCGTGTTCTAAATGCTTTACCGTGATGCGCCCATTTATCGCCTTTTAAACGGTGAAAAGACATATGTACGGCTTCATGGGCAAGCGTAGTTAGGGTTGTATACAAATGCCCACATCTGGCGGCTGATACAGTAATAGTATGTTCGTACTCGCCACCAGTATCGTGCATATATGTACCTAAAGCATCTTTGTCATAGGTAACTTGAAAATCAATTTCTTCTGGCAAAGGCATTTTCCATTTAGTAAACGGATAGCAACAATATAGAGTTGCATACATATTGCGTAAGATTTCTGGTGATAGCCGCATAATCAAACTCCGTGTATCTTGCCCCTAAACTCTACTTCATCCTCGCCCCAAACCCTAATGATTTCTGGCATAAGCAATCTTGATCGTTCAAATGACATCATTACAAAGCCAGAATTCCAATCTTTAGGCGTATCTTCCGTGTAATTGAATTGTGGGCCATTTGGATCAGCTAATGTGCCAGTCTGGATTCCATATCTTGTACCGTTGTAATCATTGAAAGGTATTACAGAAAGCACATGAGTATGACCAGTAGCCATGCTAACGCCAGCATTAACTGTATTATTTCTTCCACCAGTCCATCCACCTTTCCAGCGATGTTTAATTGCTACATCTTCATTAATCCAAACAGACCAACACGGTTGCCACATTGGGAAATACTCTTTTAACGATGTACCTGGCACACCTTCAAATGCTGGCAAGAAATTAACCACATTGGTTGTAAATCGTTGGTCATGGTTGCCCATTGGCCAAAACAACTTTGCGCCCCGTGCAACCTTTTCAATTTCACCCAAATAATGCTGACAACACTCTAATTCTTCTTTTACCGATGGCAACTTATCGAAATCCATTCTAGGATGACGGCTGATCCCAGCACCATCAAAAGCGTCACCATTGCATATAATTGCCGTTGGCTTAAATTCTTTAATTGATTCCAGCAAAGCCTTGAAAGCGGTGGTAGTAATATCAGGCCAAAAATGAGCATCGCTAAAAACAATAACACGGCCTTTTTCAAGATCAAACCCCCTTCTTGTATGTCCTTCTGTTTGTTGTATTTTTTTCTTTAATTCAACCCGTTGATCATTAAATGTAGGCAATGCAATGCCATGTCTTGTTTCAATAGACCGCCTACGGTTATAAATTGATCTTACATCTTGTTTATGTATTTCTGCAAACTTCTGCGGACTTCCTATCTTTTTCCACTCACTTATAAATTCTTCATCGCTTAAATAATAGCCAGGCATACGAATCCCCCATGTGGTAAAGTTACATAATAATAACGCACATTTAATACAAATCAATGAGTTACGCAAAGCGAACAGACAAAAACCAACAAGAAATTATGGATGCGCTAAGAAAATATGGCGCAGTTGTTGTTGATTTATCAAAATGTGGTGCTGGAGTGCCAGATTTATTGGTCGGCTATAAAAACAAACACACAATATTGATGGAAGTGAAATCGTCACCCAAAGCGTTGCACACAAAGCCACAGTTGGCATTTTTAGCTAAATGGACTGGTGGGCCATTGGTACGGGTTGATAATGTGGAATCTGCAATACGGGTTTTAAAAATGATTGACTTGGATGACGATGGCAGATGTTAAGAAAAAAACCCAAAAAGCCAACTAAAGGGTCAAAATATCACCATCAAGACCAAACGACTAAACACATCAAAAATGTGCCAAAAATTGGGTTGGCGCATCATTTTAAAGAACATGGCGTACATCATGTAGCCAATAAACCAAAAGACCCATTAAAGCGGCATGAACATATTGCTGGTTTGCATAAAATCAAATCGCATCACCCACATTTGCCAAAATCCTATTTTGCAACGCCACCAGCGAAGATTGCCAAACCCACAATGCCCAAAAAACCCCGAAAAGGTTGATATAATACATATATTCAAAAGGATAATATATGGCAAATGCGGCAAACAAAGTAAGACAAACATTTATTGACAAAGGTGTTTCTCAAACTTTACAAAACATTAGAGAAGCAAACCCAGATTTAAAACCTAATGAAATATCAATGGCTTTATGTTATTTGCGAAAAGCACGACATTTAAGCCGTGATTTAGTGGAATCCACATCAAAAGGTCGCAAACAAGTCTGGCTTTATACTTATCACCAAACAAAGTTGCCAAAGGATTAATATGCCAGTTGTTAAAAAATCTGATGGATGGTATTTTGGAAGCAAAGGCCCATTTGCGACCAAATCTAAAGCCATGCAAATTGCGGTTGCCGCCCACGCCAGCGGATTTAAAGAAGAAGGCAAGAAAAAAGGCGCAATGACATTTGGGCTAGATTTTAACGGTACATACAATGTTGATCCTAAATTTTGGAATGTATTTATTGAACTTTGCCGCTTAAGAAAAGACGAAGTGTATTGCGTTACTCATAGTACCGATCCAGACGAAAATAAAGAATTATTAGGCTCAATCGGACAAATCATTGGTGAAGATCATTGCATATTTGCTGATGGTCATGCCAAGATGGAAGCCGTAAAAGCATTAGGCATTGAAATTGATGTTTGGATTGATAACAACCCAATTCATATATTCCAAGACCCAGGATATTAAAAATTAAGAAAAAAGTAATTCGGGTTACATATGAAGCCCGATATAAAGAATTATTACAAGATTATCAGCGTGTTTTGCATAAATTAGGTGAGCAAACTAAGCGAATTATTAACTTACAAAACCTATTGCGTGAAGCGGCTGAATTAATGGAAATCAATGCCATACCTACCAAACAACCAAAAGTGCGAAACACTAGGTTGCAAAAACGCAAGATCAAAGTTTAGTATTCATTGCATTGAACACGGTGGCCGTGATGTTTGGCGATTTGCCCCAAAAGAACACAGAGCAGAGAACAACGCCTATTACCAAACGCCTACATGGAAAACTATGCGAACAATGCAACTTGGCAAACAACCGTTATGCCAGGCTTGCTTATGCAAAGGAATTATTAACTCAGCCAAGCATATAGACCATCTATTCGCTTGGTCACAGATAGGCAGTCATGCCTTTTACAACAACATATTACAAAGTCTATGTGCTGAGTGTCATAGTTCAAAGACAGCACTAGAACAGAATGGTGTATATCGTCACTACACAAGCGATGGCATCAAAGACTATGCTATCCACGACTACAAGTCGATCGTGGCTCACAGCCCTGTTTAATGCCCAATACGCATAGGTTGGGAAGCATTGCTAGAAACTTAAATAATGTGGATGTTTTAAAAAGCAAGCACGGGGGCTAATTTTCTACAAAAGACAAAGTATGAGGGGGGGTATATAATAATACGCATGGAAAACAAACCAACTGAGTTGCGCTTAGTCGAAGGGAATTCCCTAAGTGCGAATTTGCGTAAAAGAATTCCCCATGCGGAGTGGATGGAAAATCCTTTAGCCTGGGACAAAAAGAAATTTACCCAAGAAACTGCCAATTACATATATGACAGTTACGGGATATATGATGACCAGAACAAACATACGCTAAGTATGCTGGCAGACCAGATTGAAACCTATGTGAATTGTAATATTGGTTTAATTGGTGCAGACCTAATAGTATCTACCAACGATGGCAAAACCCTTGCACCAAATCCGTTGATTAGTATTAGGGATAAGACATTGACACAGATTGTAAGGCTGATGAACGAATTAGGGCTAACCCCTAAGTCCAAGTTAGTAAAGACTAATATAAGAAAAGAATCGCCAGTTGCAAGATTAGCCGCTGGCCCATTGGCTAGATGAATTGGGAATTAGGGGTTCAATACGCACACGATGTAGTCGATGGCAAAATTAATGTTTGCCGAAATGTTCGTGCATCCTGTCAACGATTTTTAGATCAATACGCTAATACAGAATGGGACTGGATTTTTGATTATAGGTTTCCCGCCCATGTGTTAGATGTTGCATCGCACATGAAACACACTAAAGGCCCTGATGCTGGCAAGCCAATAGTATTAGACCCATTCCAAATTTTCTTTATTTGTGCCGTTTATGGATTCCGTAAAAAGACGGATGTATCTAAACGGATGGTCACGGATGTAATACTATACATTCCCCGTAAAGCTGGTAAGTCGACACTAACGGCCATCATTGCACTTTACGAATTAAAGTTTGGCGAAGTCGGTGCAGAAGTTTTTACTCTGGCAACTAATCGTGAACAAGCAACCATTGTGTTTGATGCCGCCAAAGGATTTATTGAAAACTTACCGCCAGAAGCTCAATCATGGTTTGAAGTCAGCAAATACGAAATTAAAAACTCTGGCGATTCACAATCAATGTTTAAGGCGTTATCCCGTGACACCAAAAAGACGGGTGACGGTAAAAACCCATCATGCGTAATCGTGGATGAAGCCGCCCAGATTGTAGATCGCAACTCTATCGAAGTATTACATTCTGGTATGGTTGCCCGTCAAAATCCATTGCGTATATACATCACTACTGCCAGCTTTACTAAAGACACCAAGTTTTATGAAGATATGTCGATGTTTGAATCAATGCTTAATGGCGAAGCAACTGACAACCCAAGATGGTTTGGTTTGCTTTATGGCCTAGACCCAGAAGATGACTGGAAAGACCCTAAGACCTGGGCAAAGGCTAACCCCATGCACGGCATATCTGTATTTGAAGATGCGATTGCTCAACGATGCGAAGAAGCCAAACACAAGCCAGCCGCACTTAATGAATTCTTATGCAAGACACTTAACATATTTGTTAGTGCCAATAGCGCATGGATTGACCGCAATTATTGGGATGAATCTGCCGATGTATTGCCAGCCCAAGACCCAGAAGCCGTATTTATCGGATTTGACTTAGCGGCCACCCGTGACTTAAATGCCGTATGCACTTTAAAGCGTTATCAAGAAAACGAATACTTTGCTGAGTTTCAATTCTTTTTGCCAGAAGCCGCACTTGAGTTAATACCCAAGCATTATCTGGATATATTTGAAGTAGCCATCCAATCTGGGATTCTCAAGCTGACCGAAGGTAATGTAATGGATGATCGGGAGATTAGCGAATTCATCAAAAACCAATGTGAAAAGTATGATGTAAAAGAGGTAGGTTACGATGCTTACAATGCCGCTTCTATGGTTGCTCGTTTGCATGATGCTGGTATTCCTGTAAAAAAGGTTGGACAGGGGATGGCCGTGTTAAATAATCCTTCCAAGTATGTAGAAAAGCTAATAATGAACCATCAAATTAAACACGATGGTAACCCATTTGTAGGATGGCAACTAGGAAATTGTGAAGTGTATGAAGATGTGAACGGAAATATCAAGGTTCGCAAGAACGAATCTGACAAATCAGCCAAAGTTGACGGGATTATTGCCATGATTATTGCCGCCCATTGCAGTTTAGATAACCCTTTTGTATCAAATTCATTCGGATTCAGAAGTTTTTGATGTAAAATCGTTAGGAAATGTAAGGGAAAAATCATGGGAATGTTAGATATATTCAATAAAGATAAATACAATTTGCCCAAAAATGAGGTGCAAACATCAGAAGTTTCCGTGCAAAACCTTAACGAAAACAATACTCTATTTGGTCAAACCCAGCTAGGTAACCAAATATTACGCCAGAATCAAGGCGGTCAACAAGGCGCAAACTTCCAATTACTGTATGTAACTACAGCATCGGCCACCAATGCGGGTCGAGTTGTGGATATGTCGGTGCTATCCCGTAATAGTACGGTAATGTCTTGTGCCAATATGATTGCTAGAGCATTAGCGCAATGTTCATTAACAGTCATGTATAAGACTGATGATGGCACTTTTGAAGATTGTTTAAAGTCTGATAAATCTGGCACACGGGATAAAAACAAAGCAAAACAGACATTAAATCTATTAACTGAGCCAAATAACTTTCAAAACCAATATGAGTTTTGGTATCAATGGGCATTATGGTATTCCCTAGCTGGTGAAGTATTTACATTGTTATACCGTAAAGACCAAAAAGACCCTAACCAAACCCCGATTGAGTTATATAACCTTGATGCAACTCTAATTACCGTTCAAGCCAGCCCAGCCCGTTATCCGACATACCGTGTTTCTACACCAACATACGGATTTAACAAGGATGAGCCATTGGCCGCTTATCAGGTAATACATTGCACCGAAGCCCCGTGGCAAGGTTCTGCTGGTTTTAACAAAGGTATTTTGGCAACTGAATTAGTGGCACTTGATACTGATATTGACTTGTATGCTAACTATGTCATGCAAAATGGCGCAAAGCCATCTGGCATTTTCAGCACAACTCAAGTAATTCCAGACAGCAAATTTAAAGAAATTGCCGCCAGACTAAAAGAAGCATGGTCTAGCATGACTGGTAGCCGCCCAAGCGATTTGAGCAAGCCAGGTCAAGGAATGTTGCTAGATCAAGGCATGACTTATACGCCAGTCCATATGCTGACATTGCAAGATGCCGAAGCCAGCAAATTAAAAGATCAAACCACTAAGCGTATTTGTGCATTGTTTGGCGTACCAGCACAATTATTAGGTTTGGAAATGGGTAAATATAATAATACTCAAACATTATTGGATGAGTTTTATAAAACTACCATGTACCCAATGATTATTAATATTGAGCAAAAATTCAAAATGGGATTATTAAAAGGTTATCCAAACCTTGCAATCCGTTTTGATACTAAGGATTTCTTGAAGGGTGCGGCATTAGACCAAATGAATTTTGTTAATGCTGGCGTTGCTGGTGGCATTATGACCCCAAATGAAGCCCGTGAATATTTGAATATTGCCAAAATTGATGGCGGTGATGAATTAGGTGGCGTTAATACACAAAAATTATCATCTACAGATATACCAGTAACATCGAAAACAGCTAAAATTATTCCAGGCACAAGCCCACAAGATACTGGTGGTGGCGGGGGCAATCAAACCCGCAAAATGAATATTGGCACAACTTAATGACAATAAAAGATAGATTGGATTCAATGATTAGGCGGTTTAATGCTAAACTGCCGATAAAATCAAAAAAATCTCATATAATATACGACATCGATTACTCGATTAAAGATGGGATTATAAATGAATCAAAACCTGACAGTCGTTTGCGAAGCACAACTAAGCCTAGAAAAACAAGGCAAAGAATCCCAAAATCCTAGCGGCAATATTGTTGCCCGTGTTACTACATGGGGTAAGCGTGAGGGCGCAGACGGTAGAAAGTTTAACTATCAGCCTGACGGCTTTGCTGAATGGGCAGAACAGTTTAAATCTGAGGGTAAACCATTACCAATGTTTCTAAACCATAACGACATGGGTATGCCAGTCGGTCAATGGAATGAATTTAACTTTGATAAAGATGGCATGGTTGCTAAAGGCAATCTATTTATGAATACTTCTACTGGTTCTGACCTTTACGAAGTATTGAAATCATCTCCAAATCTATTTGGTGGCGTTTCAGTTGGCGCATACGCAGATGAAGCGTGTTGGGTTGGTGCTGATGGTGAGCCAATGGATGATGATAACGATGATGATGAATCCTATTTTCAGATTACTAAAGGTGGTTTGCGGGAAGTTTCTGTAGTTATGTACCCAAACAATCCTAATGCTGAAATTCAAAGATTAGAGTGTTTTGATGCCGAAGGGCATTTAAATCCTCGCTTAGTTGAACAAGCCTTGCGTGATGCTGGCCTGTCCAAGAAAGGTGCGACCACCGCATCTTCCGTCTTTAAAAAGATTCTTGAATTGCGTGATGCAAACAAGGAAGTTATTAAAGAAACACCACAACCAAGTGAGTTGGAAGCGGTGGTAAACGAAGCTGATACAGTTCTTAAAGCCCTAGAGGAAAGAGAATTGTTAAAGGCATTATCTAAACGCATCAAATAAGGAAATATCATGTCTGACAAAATCATTGAAAAGTTAGATGCTATCGAAGCATCAAACGAATCTAAGATTCAAGAAGTAAAAACTGAAGCAGTTGCCGCTATTGAAGCCGCTAAAGCTGAAATGGATGAGAAGTTAGAAACCATTAAAGCCCGTGTTGCTGAAATCAATACTGCACCTTCTATCATCAAACCAGCTAAAACCATCAAAGAAGATGTAAACAAGATGGTTCGTGAGCAACTCAAAAAGTTTGCTAAAAAAGGTTCGATGGAAAAAGAACTCAAGATGTTTGAAGATGAATCACAATATCAAGCATACTTAACTGAGAGTTCATCTTTAACTGGTGGTGGTTACAACATCGGTGGTCGTACAGCTTACGATCCTGTGTTCCATACACTCCGTTTGATTAACCCTATGCGTGGCCTTTCCCGTAATGTAACAACTGATGGCTCTACTTATCAGTTCCGTGCAAAAACTGGTAATGCCGGTGCTTTCTGGGGTTATCCAGTAAACAACAACACATCTAGTGGCCCTAACCCAACAACTGAATCTACAGTTATTTGGCAACAAGTTCTTCAAGACTTGAATGTCCAGTTCCCAATCCGTACTGCGGCACTTGATGATATTGATGGTTTAGAAGCCAATGTGGTTGATGATATGTTGATGGAATTTAGCCAGCAAGAAGGCTTGTCCATGATTAAAAACAACGATCAAACCGATTCCCCAAATACATACGGTGGAACACAAGGTTTGCGTGGTTTGAATCAATATGCTAACTACGGTGCTAATGGTACTTATACTGGCGGCACAATCACTACTGGTGCGTTCGGTACTTCTGGTATTGCTACTAGCAACGGTTTGAACAGCTTGGCTGTATATGACCAATTAACTACTAACGGCAACACAGTTGGTGCGGCAAATGTAACTTATCAAGATTTGATTAACTTCATTTACAACTTGCCACAACAATACTGGACACCTACAGCGAAATTCTTGGTAAACCCAATCTTCTTGGCACAAATCCGTGGCTTGAAAGATTCTAACGGCACACCAATTTTCGAAAGAATGCACCCAGGCGATGCTGATGGTATCGTTGGCCGTATGTTGGGCTTTGATGTTGTAGTCAATAAATATGTTGATAATCCAAGCGAGTTCTCTGGTAACACAGCGGCTAACTTGTTCCCAATGTATTTCGGTGACTGGCAACGAGGCCATACCATTGTTGATCGCTTAAACATGGTTCTCCGTAGATATGATCAGACCCTCCCAGGCTACATAACTTTCTATGGCGAAAAACGTCTAGCAACCAGCAACGTCGACCCGCTAAGTATTATTGCTTACCGTTCTACCGCAACAGCAACAGCGTAATAAAGGCGGGGTGGTTCAAAAGACCACCCCAACTTAATCTTTTGGAAGAAATATGAAAAACCAACTAATCCTAGAAGCAATCAAATCAGCCCTTACCGATAAAAACGGTAAAGAGGTTAAGGTGAACTTAAAAGAAGCATCCACCCTTACTGGCTCTGGCTCTGGGGTTGGTGGCCGTGTTATTTATGATGATGCGTTTGCATCTTTGCGTATGGCTAACCCATTGCGGGTATCAAGCCGAGAAATTACAACGATTGGTTCAGATCAGGCTTTTGTAGTAAAGACTGGTAACGCAACCAATCCTACAAATCCCTGGGGTTATCCAGTTAATGTGAATACTGGTAGCCCAAACATTGCTACATCATTCTGGCAATTACCTTTACAAGCCATTACAGCGCAGTTGCCAATCCGTACTGCCGCAATGGATGACATTAACAACCTTGATCCAGCCGTTGTTGGCGATTTAATGTTGGAATTTAGCCAACAAGAAGCATTGTCAATGATCCAAAATAACGATCAAGCTGGTTCTGGCACTACATCAACTGGTGCAACCAATGGTTTGCGTGGCTTAAACTACTATCCAAGCGGATCAACTGCCGCATTTGGTACAAGCGGTTCTGGCGCAACAAACGGTTTGCACACAGTTAAAACTGTAAGCACCGCTACTGGCGGCACAATCGTTTATAACGACATTGCATCCCTAGCATCTGCATTGCCAGCCCAATATTGGGGTTTGCCAGGTACAGCATGGCATATGCACCCAAATACTATCCTTGCATTGCGTGAATTAACCAGTTCTACTGGTCAGCCACTCTTTGTTGAAGTTGGTGATTCTGATGGTGGCGCAGTTGCTCATGTATTTGGTTTCCCAGTTATTCCTAACCCATATATGCAAGTGGTTGGAAGCGGAAACTTCCCAATCTATTTGGCCAACTGGGATAAGTTCGTAACTATCGTGGATCACGAAGAATTTAGCATCCAGCGTTTAGAGCAAACACAACCAGGCACAGTAACCCTGTATGCTGAAAAGCGTGTATGCTCAACAATTCGTGATGTATTTGCGGGTGTCCGTTTAGAATCATAAGGCCAATATGCCATTAGATAGTTATACCAACGGGCCGTACTTAGGTACAGTCCGTAACCCCTTTAGCTATGAAAAGATTGAGCAAACTAGCCGAGATATAAGCAGTTCTTGGCTAAGTTTGGATCAAATCCTACAACAGCTTAATTTGGTTGGCGATACCAGCCAAGCAGATTATCTGTTTGGGCTTGAATTAGCGACCCGTATGGCTATTGAAGATTATCTTGGGATGTCCATATTCTCCGTAAGCTATAAAGTCTATTACGGGGCTTTTAATGGCATGAGTGGCACACAAGTTATGCTGGATTTGCCAGAAGTCGGACAAGACAACGGGGCAATACCAGGCGTAGTAATTAATACCGTTGGTTATTACACAAGTGATACAACACCATCATTTGTTTTAATCCCTTCTGATCAATATTTCTATGATCCTACTGGCAATAAAGTGATTGTTAGCGGTATTCCAAGCGAAGTAAACCAGTTTATTAGCAATCCGATTGTTGTTACCTATACTTTGGCGGCTAATCCTTTGGCTAGTTACCCAGTTATTCAGCAAGCTGGTTTATTACTTTTGACCCATCTTTATAACAACCGTAGCGATACCACCGTTGGCCAGTTGGCTAAGTTGCCATTTGGCGTAGATCAGCTTTTACGCCCATACAAGCCACTTGTTCTTTAGTTATGTTTTATACATACGCCCATATAACTTCTGATACAAATAGAATCTTTTACATAGGCAAAGGTTCTGGTAATAGATTGCTTAGAAAAGATGCAAGAAATAAGCATTGGCATAATACTGTTTTAAAACATGGTTATAAGGCCAATAAATTAGCAACATGGAAAACTGAAAAAGAAGCGTTTGAACACGAAAAATTGCTTATTTCTTGTTTTAAAGATATGGGTTATAAATTAGTGAATCAATCTGCTGGCGGTGATGGCAATGGACCTCAAGGTGGTTTAAGTTTTAAAGGCAAAAAACACACCAAAGAATCTATAGAAAAATGCCGAATGATTCATAAAGGCATTGCAAAAAGCAAAGAACATAATTTAAAAAATTCAGAAGCACATAAAAAGAAAGTAAAGGTTAATGGCATAATTTATCCAAGTTGGAGTGACGCTAGTAAATCTACTGGAATTCCAATCGGTAGTATTAGGTATCTTATAAAATGCAAGCCTACTACTGGGAAATGGGCTAAATTTACTTTGGAATCGGTGCTGTAAATGGCAATCGCCCGTTTTGAAAATGTGGATGTTAATAATGTCGCTATATCAGTTGATGATATGGGTCAAACTAACACCGTATTGACTAAGTGGTTTACCACCAGGGCTAAAGTCATGGATGTTCGTAACGATTTGACCATCCCAAAGGATGAACGGGTTTATCAAAATCATGTGAAATTCATGCTTAATTACACTCCCAATACCGTCACAATGTCCACAGATCAAGTGGATTATGCGTTTGCATGGCGTGGGAATGATTGGCGTATTGCTGATGTCAATGAAGCTAATGACAAAATGAGCATTACATTTACTTGTTACCGTAACGATCCACAGACACAAGTATGAGCCAGAATAATCCAGCCGTATATAGCAAAGCCGTTCAATATCAGCTTAAATCTATTGTGGGCAATACAATTCCCGTATATGCCGTATTTAACCGTGATTTTGCTAAACAGCCTAAATTTATTACTTGGCAATTAAGAAATATTCACCAGCCAGTATATACAGGGCAAAACCAGAATAATAAGGGCATTGATCGCCCCGTCTTTCAGATTAATGTGTTTGCACAAGATCAGAATGATGCTTTTAATATATCAAATACTATATTACAATCATTGCACGGATATAATGGGCAATTTGGTGGTTCAAGCGGGTTTTATATAGCCAAAGCAGATGTAGTTTGGTTGTATAATACTTATGATGATACAGTAAAGTTAAACCATATTATTATGGATTGCACTTTAGACATTCCAACATAATATAATTTTATTAACTTTTTATTTTTGAAGGATTAAAAATGGCTCTCCCAAATCAAGTGTTACCTGGGTTTTCGGCATCGTTATGGTGTCAAACTAGCGCAACTCCAACACCATTAACTCTTACTCAGTTATCTACTTGGACTGGCGAAGTTGCTTCTATCGTTGGTACAGTTGCTAACGGTACTGGCTCTGGTGGCGAACAATTAAATGTTGAAGCAATCCCTAAGTTTGGCCAAGATGATGCTTCTGCAAACTTTTATGTTGCTGGTAGCCGTCAGTCTGATGTTATCCCAACACAAAGCAAACCAACTTCAATGACAATCGTTGCCGCATGGAATCCAAGCGATGCTGGTCTATTGTTAATGCGTGGCGATGCTTACAGCGGAATTATTGATCGTACATTCGTTATTGCCGCAGTTGATGGCGCAAACACAGTAGCATATGCCTTTACTGGCCGTGTTTCTGAGTTCACTATCGACAATGCACCTAACGCAGAAGCGAAATGCACATTCACGATTCATCCTCGTGGCAATCAATACGGTTGGTCAAATAACACCTAATGCAAGTTAAATTTGCAAACGGTTTAATATACAATGCCAGCACTCTTGATGAAGCAATCAAGAAGTGTCTGGCTAGTGGACATGACCCATTTAAACCAGTAATTATTGAATCAGAACAAGAAAATACAACTATAGAGCATGATGAAGATACAGAACAATTCTGATTTAGCAAATTATTTAACTTATTTAGCTGGTCAAGCCGATTCTGGTGTTAAAGATTGGTTTGGTTGGCAACAACAAAAACTAATGGGCGTTGATTTGGCTTATCAAATCGCTTCCCATCATGCAGATAAGCTAACGCCAGACGAAATTACTTTATTCGTTAAAAAACTCAATAATTCTATTTTTGAGCATTTAATTAAGCCAAAATGAAAACTACATTCAAATTTGAGGGATTCCAAGAATTTGAACAATTAATTAATCAAATTGAAGATGATTTTGGCCCTAAAGACCAAAACAACATTTTGCGTAATGGCGCAAGAAAAGCAATGAAACCAGCTTTAGCAACTGCAAAAGAGTTAGTGCGTAAAGATACTGGACAGTTAGCGGCAACCCTTCAAATCGAAGCCAGAAAGCCTACAAACAAGGATAAACACTCAAGATATGTCAGTCCTACTGAAATCGTCATAGCAAGGGTTTCTGTAGCCCCTGGCAGTAAGTTTCACCCTAAAACATTTCATAACTTGCATAGCCATAAAGGTGCAATTAAACAATATGCCGTTATGGATGCCAGAACCGTTGCCAATGAATTTGGTACTGCTAAAATGCCAGCAAAGCCATTTTTGCGCCCAGCTTTGGAAACAAACTCACCAGCAATCTTAGCTTCATTAAGTCAAGATATGGGCGGGGCATTAGAAAAATATAGATCAAAACACATGAAGGATATGAAATGAGCCAATTTGCAAATGCTTTAGGCAAACGATTTGTTGAAAACCAAGAATTAGTGCGTACTCGTTCATTTGAAATGAATGGGCATACTTTCCAAATCAAAGTGCCAACCACATTGGAATTTGAAGCCATTACGGAAAGAATTAAGCAAGTTGATGAAGATAAAGTTAATAAATATTATTTAGAACTATCTAAACCATTTATTGAAAATAAAACCGATTTTGAAAAAGAAAATGTTGATTTTCAAGAAAATGATGTATTTGTTAAAGGCAGATCATTAAAAGAAACCGCCAAAAATAAAGTAATTACTGAAAATCGTATTACTGAAATGTTTAAGTTAATCGTGCCAGAAGATAAATCTTTTGATATGAATACTATTACATACGATATGGTAGAGGAATTATTCCCATTTTCTATTCAATTAGAGGTAGTGGACAATATCACCAGAACCATTAGCCCAAGTTACGAATCTTCAAAGGGAAAGTAACTGGGTCGATTCGTAGGCAAACAAAGGCTTATATCCTTGCTCACGGGTCTGACCCAAACCAAATAGATGAAGAAACATTTACCGACATTTGCGTTATGTACGCAGATGGATTAATTGGCAATCGTGGAATCTTGGAAGTATTAGGCACATTGACCGCTGGTCATTTTAATTCGTTATTGCCAAAAGGTAAGCCAAGTTATAAATTGCAAGATATAATACCCAGAGTGTATGGGTATATTTACCCGCCATTAACAGAACAAGATAAAAAGGATCAAGCTAATCAGCAATTATTAACATTTATGTTAATGAGTCCAAAAGTACCAGAAAGTCTGTTAAAAGGAAAATAAATGGCAAATATCGCAAGTCTTGGGGTCAAGTTAGGCATAGATACAGCCGACTTTACGCAAGGCATCGAAAAAGCCAAAGAAGCCTTACAGAATTTCAAAGAACGGGCTGGCGAATTACTGTCCGTTGCCGCATTTGCTGAAATGGCAAATAAAGCAATGGAATATGCCGATTCCGTTGTTAAAACCGCAAAAGCCAATGATGTAGCGGTTGCATCCGTTTTAAACTTATCATCTGCCTTAATGAAAAATGGCGGGGATGCGGAAGAAACCAGCCGTATTTATTCTGGATTTACTCAAAAAATTGAATCTGCCGCATTAGGTAGTGGCAAAGTTCAAGAAGCATTTGCCAGATTGGGCGTTTCCCTAAAAGACTTAAAAACGCTATCTGAGGAAGATTTATTTAATAAAACCGTACAAGGTCTTGCAAAAATGCAAGATTCTGCGGAACGCAACGGTTTGGCGTTTCAAGTTTTGGGTCGTGGCATTAGGGGCGTTGATATTAAAGGTTTGGCGGCAGACCTTGAAGAAGGTCGTGGCGAAATGGATAAGTATGCCCAAGCTGTTACCCAGGCACACGAATTAAGCATTAAATTAAAAGAAGCATCACATCAACTTACATTAGAATTTACTAACGCAGTATTTCCATCGTTATTACAACTTTATGATGCGTTGCACAAAGATGCCAGCGCAATTCAGTTTTTTGGTGATGTATTGCAAACAACTGCCGAAACTGTTTCTGTGGTCTTTAAATATACCGCTACAGTTATTGTTGGATTTTTTACAGAAATACAAGGCGTTATTGCGGCCACAACCGATGCTATACATGGTGATTTTTCTAAGGCTTTGCAAGACCTAAAAGACTATGACGATAAAGTCAAAAAGATGGCTGAATCCGATGAGGAATTTGCCCAGAAGATTTTAAATCGTTCAAAAGAAGCACCAAAACAACAGTCACAAGAAGCTGTAAATCGCACAGTAACGCCAGCGGGTCAAAAACAATTATTGGCGGCACAAGATTTATCAAAAGAATATGAACGCCAAGCGGCTATTCAGTTTCAATTATTGACTGCTAAAGAATCAGAAACACAGCTTACTAAAAATCAAAAAGATTATGTAGCTGAAATTACCAAAGTCTTGGCAGAAATGCAAAAGGCTTTGGACAATGTGGACAAAAAGATTGCCACAACTGATCCAACGACTGCGGCTGGTCAGCGTACCATTGCAATGCTCAAGGATCAAAAACAGCAAATTATTGATACTGCCCAGACTTATGTTCAAAAGACCGAAGATGAAGTATTGGCAACTCAAGCATATCAACAATCATTTAGCTATGGTTGGCAAAAAGCATATGAACAATATATAGAAAATTCTGATAATGCCGCTATGCAAGCGCAAAAAATGTTTAGTGCAATTACTAATACGATGACTAATGCGCTAGATCAATTCGTTCAAACTGGTAAATTAAACTTTGGCGATTTGGCAAAAAGCATTATTAATGATTTGTTAAAGATTGAATTGCAAGCTCAAGAAATGAAATTATTTGCCGCAATGGGCGGTGGATTTGGTGGATTGTTTAGCGGTGGTTTGTTTGCTGGTGGAGCATCAACACCAGGGGGAGCATATTCTGCTGATTTTATGACTGCCGCTGGTGGTGGTGATTTAACTCCTGGTATGCCAGCTATAGTTGGTGAAAATGGCCCAGAGTTGGTTATTCCTCAAACTGGCGGTACAGTTGTGCCAAACAATAAATTAGCAGATGTTATGGGCGGCTCAAATCAACCATCTGTAATGTATAACGGCCCATATATTGCCAATATGTCTGCTATTGATACTCAATCGGCTACACAATTTTTGGCTAGAAATCAAACCGCAGTATGGGCGGCTAATCAATCTGCCCAACGATCATTACCGCAAAGTAGATAAATATGGCAGATATAAGCACCATTCTGGCAATGTCAGAACAAGTAACGATTATGGATCAACGATTGGTTGGGCAAGCCATTAGCCGTAACCAGCGTATTTCTACATCTGAAATTGTGTCTGTTATCCCATTTCAATTTACTTTTAAGCCAAACTCATATCAGCTTTACAGCCAAAATCGTAGTCTATTGGCTAATTTGCGTTACTACGATAAGTCATTAGAGCAATATCTTAATTTTGCATCTACTGGATGGGTAAATTACATTGCGTATCAAGGTGACATGACATCGATACAAATTGCCGCTTGTCAATGGCAAACCGCATCATCTGGGCAAAATCTAGTATTAGGTAGTTTGCCTTCTATTTCTTCAACTTCTTTTATTGTAAAGGCTGGCGATTTTTGCCAGGTTGATCGTTATGCTTATATTGCTACCGCTGATGTTATGCGTGGTTCTGGGACTACCGTTACTATTCCTGTTCACCGCACCTTATTAACAACTTTGGTATCACCAGAATATGCGGTTATTGGGCAATATGGCACAACCGTTGCATTAGGTGGCAATACTTATACTGGTTGCACCTTTCCAATCATTTTGCAACAATACCCAACTTATAATTTAATCCCAATGACCAATGATAGTTTTATACAATGGTCTGGGCCATTTAAGGCATTTGAATCGGTATTATGAGCCAAGTAATAGCACCAATACAAAATACTAACAATATTCGATATGCGGATTTTGTGCGTATTGTTACGCCATCTACAGAATATCGTTTTTCTACTGCACCAACAGCAATTACTGTTTCAGCAGTTGATTCTCAGCCTTTTGACGGATTAGGGCAGTTAATTGGGATTGGTAAAGTTCAGCGGGACATTAAATCTACTGCCAATCAAACCACAATTACTTTGGTAGGTATTGATACAGCCCTTTTGGGCGTGGTGCTAAATGGTAATTTAAAAGGCGCACAAATTACCATGTGGAAAGGTTTTTTCAATACTGATGGCTCTTTAATTACATCTGGTGGTGCTGGCGGTCTTTATCAGTATTTTTATGGATTTATTAATACTTTCAACATTGGCGAACAATGGATGGAAGAAGTGCGTATGTATGTGGGTACGGTAACAGTTAGTGCCGCAAACATTCAAATGATTTTACAAAACAGAACGGTTGGTCGATTTACTAATGATTCAAGCTGGGAATATTTCACCCCTGGCGATACATCAATGAATCGAGTGGCCACTATATCGACAATATATTATGCTTTTGGAAAGCAATGATACGGTACGCAAATAAATTTGATTTTGATGCAATTTACAAGATATTAGAACACTTTTGCCAAACACATCGATTTGAAATATTAAAAGATGAAGCAAAGTGGTCAAGGGATTATGTAGGTAAGCAATTAAGTATGATTCTGGCTGGTGCTGGATTTATATTAATTGCAGAAGATTTAAGTGGTGTTTTAGTCGCAATGAAAGCTCCGTGTTTTTTTATTGAAGGGGAATATTCGCTACATGAGATTATGTGGCATAGCACAAACGACAAAACATCATTAAAGCTGTTTAAGAAGTTTATTGAAATTGGTACAGAAATGAAGAAAACTGGCGAAATAAAAGAAGCGCATTTTTCCTGTTTTACTGATTCTGATTTCAGTAGATATGGTGCAACTAAGTTACAGAACACTTGGAAAATATAGCATGGGTGGCGGTGGTGGCGTTTTAGGTGCGATTGTTGGTGCTGTTATTGCCATTGTTGGCGTAGTAACAGGGCAACCAGAATTAGTGATGATGGGTCTAACCATGACTGCATCATCTATTGTGTCGGCTTTAACCGCACCAAAAGCCCCAACTAGCAACGGAACAACTCAGTTAAATACTGGCACTAATTTACAGATTCAACCAGCAACAAATAACAAACTGCCAATCGTTTATGGCAACTGTTATGTAGGCGGGACAATTACTGATCTTTCAATTACTTCTGACAATCAAAATTTATATTATGTTCTTTCACTCTGCGAAGTTACGGGCAATGGTTCGGATTCCATTGCTTATGGCAATATCTATTATGGTGGTAAGTTGTGCTTGTTTAGCGGCCTTACTTATACTGATTCGAGTGTTAGCATTGCCACTATTTCTGGCAATACTATTACTTACTCTGGCACATTATCTATACCCGTCACTTCTGGTTTATTGGTTTCATTTGCTAACTCTGGCTCACCAATTTATTACACAGTAAGCGGTATCAATACTGTTACCAAAACAATCATATTAAACAAATCGATTGACCCATCAGTAAGCATTGGTAACGAAATGTATGCGGTTAATCCTGGTCAAAATACCAGTACCGCAGTTACAGGATTGGTTGATCCCGCTACGGGATTAGTAGATGCCAAAGTAAATGGGTATTTAAATATATATTTGTATAGCAATGGTTCTTACAATCCCGTAAATAGCAGTCAATCGGCTATTAGCGTAATGCAAGCATCTGGACTTACTTATCAATGGAACAACAGTAAGTTAATGACTAATTGTGCATTTGCTATTGTGCATTTAACTTATAATGCCAATGCTGGTATTACATCTATTGCCCAAACACAATTTGAAGTCATTAATTCGCGAATAGCACCAGGCGATGTTATTTATGATTATTTGACTAGCACCGTATATGGCGGGGCAATTCCAGCATCACAAATTGATACCGATAGTTTGACTGCGTTAAATACTTATTGCGCCCAGACTATTACATTTAATAACTATCTTGGCGTACCAGAAACACAGCCAAGATTTACTTTTAATGGCGCAATAGATACCACTCAAAACATATTAGACAATGTGCAAAGCATTGTAAATTGTTGCGATTGTTTACTTAAATACAATGAAATTTACGGAGTTTGGTCAGTTATTGTTAATCAGCCAACTTACAGCGTGGCTATGGATATTAACGATAGCAATATGGTTTCTGCTATTCAAGTTGTATCTTTAGATATTTCTAATACTTATAACATTGCTCAATGCCAATTCCCAGACATTAGCCTAAATAGTTCATTTAATACCAGCACGGTTAATTTGTCTTTAGTTGCACCATCATTGCTTTATCCAAATGAGCCACAAAACGCCCAGACCATTCAACTGCCATTAGTCAATAATGATGTGCAAGCCCAGCTTTTAGCCACACGATTCTTAAAAGCGGCACGGATGGATTTGCAGATTACTTGCACCGTAAACTATATTGGTTTGGAATTGGAAGCGGGTGATATTGTTACGGTTACCAATGCCAATTATGGTTTTGTGGCAAAGCTATTTAGAGTAATTAAAGTAGAGCAAAACTTTGCGCCAGATGGCACAATTTCTGTGGCATTGACTTTATTGGTTTATGACCCATCGGTTTATGACGATGCCAGCGTTACTCAGTATCAGCCACAGCCTAATAGCGGATTGCCAGCACCTAACAGTTTTGGTACGATTCCAGCCCCAACGATTGCCAACTCAAACCCAACTGCGGCAAGCCCATCATTCCAAGTTGATATAACCACCAGTAGTGCTGGTATTGTCGAGTATGCCGAGGTTTGGTATTCAGCCTATTCCAATCCAACGCCATCACAATTAATGTTTGCTGGTACAACTGCCGTACAGCCTAAAGGTATTCCATATGGCAATTCAACCGCATTACCGCCAGTAACTTTAACTGGCATCCCCGCTGGAAGTTGGTATTTCTTTAGCCGTATGGTTAATTCGCTAGAAACATCGCTATATAGCCCAGCCAGCACGGTATTTAATTGGAAACCTACTACCATCCAATATACCCAAAAATATCTTCTTGTGGCTTATGCTGATGATGTGATTGGTACAGGATTTAGTCTTAGCCCTAGAGGTAAATCGTATTATGGTTTATTAAACTCTAGCACTTATAGCCCAGTTTTGACCCCATCATCGTATGTATGGTTTCCAGCCAATCCCGTATTCGGTAATTCTGGCACATTAAATTATTTGGTTTATAACAACCGTACAGGCAGATTATTTAGTTTTGGTACAAGTACCGCTGGATTTGCCGCTGGTACGGCTTTATTTGTGCCGTCTAATTCTGCCCTTTATGATCCTTCTGCCTGGTCAGCTTTGGAAGATGGCATCAACTATATTGATTTGGATGTCAGAACGGGTCAGCTTACAGCCACAGGCACAACTACCGTAGGTACTGGCGAAATTGCCGTATTAAACAATCCAGATGGCACGATTGTTGCCGCCCTACAGCAATACCTAAACTTTGGTGGTGCATACACAAAAACGGCATCAGCGGCAACAATTACCGTAGATATTTATGGGCGTGTAGTCGGATTTGAACCACCCGATATATTTGATTACACCGCACAATTCTTCAATGCTTCTGCTGGTCAAACCGTATTTAGTGTTACTAGAGGTTCTGGATATATTACGGGGCAATGTTTTGTATTTCAAAACGGCTGTAAATTAGAACCATCCGAATATACCGATGGCGCAAGCACGGTTACATTGAATGTTGGCGCAACTCTTTACGATATTATTACAATTATTTCGTTTAAATCCAGCAATACATCAACTGGCGTATATGCTTCATTTAGCTATAACCAGGCTACATTGACCGCCCAATCTAGCTACACAGCATCAGGGTTTACCCTAGTTAGCGGTAATGAGTTGCTATTCTTAAACGGCACAGTAGTTAATCAAAATGATTACAGTATTACTGGTCAAACTATTACATTTTTATCAGGCATTACATCTGGTCAATTACAGATTATCCAATGGACAAATAATAATTTAAGCGTACCGAATGGCACACCAGTTAACACGGTAATACAAACCATTATTGGTCAAACTACTTATTCATTTGCATTTGATCCATTTGCCTTTAATTTGTACGAAAATGGAGTATTATTACTAGAATCAACGGATTACACAGTCGGTTCTGGCACATATACATTAGCAAATAGCCCTACAACAACAGCGAATACTATGTTACAACAAACCTTTGCGAGAACTGGTGCAGTATGACAAATGCGTATAACTTATCCCAATTAGCAAACCATGTTAATGCTTCTGGGCAATTAGATTTAACTTCTGGCGTTGCCAATGATTTGCCAATTTCTAGCGGTGGTACGGGCGCGGCATCAGCATCAGCCGCCAAAATAGCACTACAAATTATTACCGCTTTAACTGGTTCTGAAATTTTGCCAGTAGGTACAACCGCCCAACGGGATGTAAGCCCCGCATCGGGATATATACGGTTTAATACTGATACATTACAGTTTGAAGGATATAATGGCAGTCAATGGACAGCGGTTGGCGGTGGTGCAACTGGCGGTGGATCAGATCAAATATTTGTATTAAATGGTCAAACTATTACTGCTAATTACACTATTCCATCTGGTTCTAATGCTTCAACCGCTGGTACAGTTACCATCAATACTGGGATTGTTGTTACTGTTTCAACGGGTAGCCGTTGGGTAATCGTTTAAGGATAAATTATGGCTGGCACACTAGTCGCAAACACAATCAATACAGATACAGGTCTATTTAGCACTAATAATGCTTATTTAGGTATTGCTAAAGCATGGGTAAATTTTGTAGGGCAAACTGGTGTAGTAAATAACGCATTTAATGTATCTTCCATAACAAGAAACGGTACTGGCGATTACACAGCAAACTTTACGACTGCTATGCCTAATGCAAATTATGTAGTTGCTGGTTCTGCCGTTGGTTCTTCAAATTCAAGTTATTTAGGAAATATTGCTTCACAAGGTACAGCCACATCTACAACTGCTTGTAGATTTGTATTTCAATATGCGGCAAGCACTTACGACCAAAACCCTATTGGTGTAGTATTTTTTGGCTCATAAAGGATAAATCATGGCAGGAACAATCTACCTAGTAACAAATAATTTAGGAGAAGCATAATGGCGGGCACGATTGTCGCTGACACCTTACAAGATGGTGCTGGTAATAGCACTTCAATGGATAATGCCATTTATGGTAGTGCAAAAGCTTGGGTTAACTTTACAGGTTCATCCGCAACAATTAATGGTTCTTATAATATTAGTTCTGTAACTAGAAATAGCACAGGAAATTACACTATTGCATATACAACTGCTTTATCTAATTCAAATTATTCTGTTTTAGTTTGCGGCAATAGAACTGCTGGTTCACCAACAGATAATTTTTCAGCATCATTTTGGAGTCCTTCAACTACTGGAGTAAGCGTATGCACCGCTGGCCCAACAAGTGTAAGCTATTATGACGCAAATTTAGTTACTGTCGCAATATTTAGATAATCAAGGATAAAAAATGGCTCAAATAATCATTCATGCAAACTCCAATGGTGGAGTATCTGTAACAGTTCCAACAGGCGAAATTTCTGTTCAAGAAGTCTTAGCAAAAGACTGCCCTGCTGGTGCAATCATTGTTGATGCTTCTACTCTGCCACAAGGTGCAGATTCGTCTTTTTTTGATGCTTGGGAATTGTCAGGTTCTACAGTATCAGTAAACTTTGAAAAAGCTAAAGCAATCAAGCTGGCACAATTTAATGCTAATGCTGTTGCTGAAGCCCAAAAGCGACAACTTAATACTCTAGCTAGTATCGAAAATGCTGTTAGCGATGCAGACTTTACTGCTAGTCTAGTCGCTGGTCGTACTGCTATTGCTAGTGCAACAACTACTGCCGAATTAGTGGCTATTTAAGGACATATTATGTCAGTATCTTTATATGGTAGTGGACAGACTGTAGTTCAGGTGGTAAGTGTTACTTTAAATACCACTTTTTCTGCATCTGTTGCAACTGGAGGTCAAAGCGGAGATGTAACTGGATTAACTCCATCAATTACTCCTTTATCTTCGTCAAATAAAATATTAGTACTGGTAAACCTTACTGGTGGAACTAATGGTGGTATTTATAATTTTGCTTTGTTTAGAAACGGCTCTCAATTAACTGCGGCATCAGGAGCATCTGCTGGTAGTAGGCTTTTAATTTCTAGTAGTGCTGGAAGTGGCGGCACTGGTTCAGAAGAATGCTGTGCTTTCAATTATTTAGATTCCCCAGCAACTACATCTACCGTTACTTATAGCGTTAGATTAGGTGCTGATACTGGTTCAACTCAAACGCTTTATATAAATCGAAGCAATGATGATGCAAATGCTGGTTATGCAAACCGTGGTGCTTCAACAATTACTTTAATGGAGATAGCTTATGTTTAATCATAATGCTGTTTATGCTTTATATCCAAATGTAAAATCTATTTCTGATATTGCAGGTGCTTTTGATGAAAATGGAAACAAAGTTGAAATTGACTTAAACGCAATGGCTACTAAAGCTGCTGAACTTCAAGCCGCTAAAGCACAAGCAGAACAAGATGCTGCAAACCATAAGTCTTCTGCACTAGCTAAACTAACTGCACTTGGTTTAACTCAAGATGAAGTAAAAGCCTTATTGGGCTGATAAAATAAGACATGATTTAAAGCCGCCTGTGAGGGCATAGGGGCTATATCGAGAATTGGATTAATCATGGCAATGTTCAGTCAGAATACTATTACGCAAATCAGCGGATTTGATAACCCCTGTATTGCTGGTGAATTGGTTTGGGAACAACAAACTTATTGGAATTTAGACATCGTAGGCTCTGATGGTGTAACGCCATTAGATTTAACATCTGCCACAATTGATGCACAAATCATTCGTAGAACAGTTACAAATCTTCAAGATTCAAGATATGGCTTGTCGTTTGATATTGGTGATTACAGCCCAACTCCAACGCCTATCAGTCTTACTATTACAAATGAAGTTGCCGCACAAGGCAAATTTACTTTAGTTATTAACGATTCAACTTGGGGATTAATGTCTGATGATCCAGAATTAGATATTGGCGCACAAGACTGCGTAGCCTATTCTGGTCGCATCAAAATCAGTTTTCCCGCATCAGGATCAAACCCCGCTAATGATTACATCATCTTCTTGTTGTTTTTGATCCGCTCTGATGGCATTGTTGTGGAGTAATCATGGGTATAAAAGTTAATGTAACGGATCAAAATAATGTGTCCGTGTCTGTAGTGCCACAAGCACGGCAGACAGTTAAAGTTACTACCCCGCCAAATCAGACGATTAGCATTAATCGTGGTTTAGTTGGCCCACAAGGTTTAAGCGGTTACTCAGGTTATAGTGGTCAATCTGGTCAATCAGGATTTAGTGGATATTCTGGTCAAAATGGCGTTATTGGACACGATGGCGCATCTGGATATTCTGGTTATAGTGGATATAGTGGATCAGGAATATCTGGGTACTCTGGATATTCTGGAATGGGTTACTCTGGCTATTCTGGTTATAGTGGCTATTCTGGTCAATCTGGCGCAAGCACAAGCGGCTACTCTGGATATTCTGGATTTTCTGGTCAATCTGGTTTTAGTGGATTAGGCGTAAGTGGTTGGTCTGGATTTAGCGGCACTTCTGGCTGGTCAGGATTTAGTGGGTATTCTGGTTCTGGTATTTCTGGCTATTCGGGCTATAGCGGAATTAGCGGGTATAGCGGTGCTAGTGGCATTTCTGGATTCTCTGGTTACAGCGGAATAAGCGGTGCAGTTGGACAATCTGGTATTTCTGGCTATTCTGGTTTTTCTGGAATGAGTGGTCAGCAAGGTACATCGATCAACATTAAAGGCACGGTTGCCACACCAGCGGATTTGCCTTTAGTTGGCAATCTTCCAAACGATGCTTACATTGTTTCTTCCAATGGCGATCTTTATGTATGGTCTGGCACAACTTGGAACAATGTAGGTGAAATTGTAGGGCCACCAGGCACATCTGGTTATTCTGGTTTTTCGGGTTACTCTGGCATTTCTGGTTACAGCGGTTTCTCAGGCATTTCTGGATATTCTGGTTACTCTGGTATATCTGGTTATAGCGGAAGCGGTGTAAGCGGTTATAGTGGCTTTTCTGGATATTCTGGGTCTGGTGTATCGGGTTGGTCTGGATTTAGCGGTATAAGCGGTTTTAGTGGATTCTCAGGCTATTCTGGTAGCGGTGTTTCTGGTTACTCAGGATTTAGCGGTATTTCGGGTTATTCTGGCGCAGTTGGACAATCAGGTACAAGTGGATATTCTGGATATTCTGGAATTAGCGGTTACTCTGGTAGCGGAGTATCAGGATATAGCGGCTACTCAGGAATAAGTGGGCAAAATGGACTATCAGGCTATAGTGGTATTTCTGGATTTAGTGGCTATTCTGGTATTAGTGGTTACTCTGGTTCTGGCGTATCAGGATATTCTGGATATTCGGGTAGCGGCATTAGTGGATATTCTGGCTATTCTGGTATTTCTGGGTATAGCGGAATTAATGGTGCATCAGGTTATTCTGGAATAAGTGGTTACTCTGGCATCAGCGGATTCTCTGGATATTCTGGCATTAGCGGATATTCGGGTAGTGGTGTAAGTGGATATAGCGGTTACTCAGGCTATAGCGGATCAGGTGTATCTGGATATTCTGGCTACAGCGGCATTTCTGGTTATTCTGGTAGTGGCGTTTCTGGTTATAGCGGTTACAGCGGCTACTCAGGAATTAGCGGATTCTCTGGTTATAGCGGTAGTGGTGTTTCTGGCTACTCTGGTTACAGCGGATATTCTGGCTCTGGCGTAAGTGGCTATTCTGGATATTCTGGAATTTCTGGATATTCTGGCGCAGTTGGTCAAAGTGGCTATTCTGGAATTTCTGGTTACTCAGGATTTAGTGGTCAAAACGGTGGCGGTGGCGTACAAGGCTTTTATGGTTCTTTTTATGACACAACCAATCAAACTGCCGCAAATACAACAACAGCTTATGTTGTAAACATTGGTAGTCAATTTGAAGCTAATGGCGTAAGCATTGTTTCTGGTAATCAAATTAAATTTGCAAATGCTGGTACATACAATCTTGAATATTCATTGCAATTTGCAAATTCAGATTCCAATGGCGATAATGTCGATGTATGGCTAAGAAAAAATGGTTCTGATGTTGCAGATAGTAATTCTATTTACAATGTGCCAGGTACAGCGCATGGCGGTGCTGGTGCGTTAATTGCCGCAGTTAATTATGTTTTAACAGTTTCAGCTGGTGATTATTTGCAATTAGCTTGGGCAGTTTCTAATACAAGCATTTCTATTACAACAACTAGCGCACAGACTGGGCCAACTGTGCCAGTAACGCCAGGTGTAATTGTTACCGCAACTCAAGTAATGTATACCCAATCAGGTTACAGCGGTATAAGCGGTTATTCTGGCTTTAGCGGTATATCTGGCTACTCAGGCATATCAGGCTATAGCGGTTCTGGAGTGTCAGGCTATAGCGGATATTCTGGTTCTGGCGTAAGCGGTTATTCTGGATATAGCGGTTACTCAGGCGCAGTTGGCACATCAGGCTATTCTGGCTTTAGCGGAATATCTGGTTATTCTGGAACAAATGGTACTAATGGCGCATCTGGCTATAGCGGATATTCTGGCTACTCTGGATCGGGCATTAGTGGCTATAGTGGATATAGCGGTTATTCTGGTTCTGGAATTTCTGGTTACTCAGGCTTTTCTGGTTCTGGTATTAGCGGTTATTCTGGTTATTCTGGTGCAACTGGCGCAACTGGCACAAGTGGATATAGTGGCTATAGCGGTGCTACAGGCGCACAAGGTACAAGCGGCTACTCTGGTTTTTCTGGATATAGCGGATCAGGTATTTCTGGTTATTCTGGATTCTCAGGATATTCTGGTACTGCAACATTGGCCGCTGGTGGCGTTGTATTGGAAAACGGTCAAACCATTACAAGCAATTACACAATGACCAGCGGTAAAAATGGCATGAGTGCTGGTAAGATCACAATTAATACTGGAGTTACGGTAACAATTCCTACTGGATCAAGGTGGGTAATCGTTTAATAATATAAAAATATGACAAAACAAGATGAAATAAATGAGTTGATGAACAACTATGAACGGGCGGTATTCTTAAAGGGTGACGAAGTTTATCCTAGAGAATCCACCCGTTATTTTTGGGCTAAAGATAATCTTTTAGGCAAAAAAATATTAGAGATTGGTTGCTCTAATGGTTATGGCCGACAGTTTTTGCCAAAAGACATTGAATATACAGGGTTAGATTACGACCCTAAAATCATTGAAAACGCCAAAGCACAAGGATGGGATGGTATTAACAAATTTGTTAATGCCGACATCAACACTTATCCACTAGAACAATACGACACCATCATTGCTTTTGAAGTGATTGAACATCTGGACAATGGGCTAGAAATTGTAAAGTTATTACAAAAGCATTGTAAAGTTTTGTTAATTACTTGCCCCTGGAATGAACCAAAAGGGTTTTGGGGTGAACATCATAAGTTACACGGAATCAACGAAAGCCATTTTCAAGGTTTTGATATTTCTTATATTGGGGAACATGGGCAGATTACAAGTTACCCGCAACCCATTAATGAACACAATCGTTTTAATCTAATGATTGCCAAATGGGACAAAGCGGCACAAAGGAAAGAAATTTTATGTTCTGTGGCTACTAGAGGGCGTTATACAACGACTTTGCCAATGGTTTTGATGGCTATAGCCAATCAGACTAAAACCCCTGATAAGTTAGTTATTTTTGACGATAACGACAATCCCGAAGATATGCGGGAAAACCCTATATACCAGCATATATTTCAAATATTGGATTACAAGAAAATTGCATGGGAATGGTTATTTGCCGACAAAAAAGGTCAGCATCATATCCATCAAAAAGCGAATGAGATGGGCTACAAATGGGTTTGGCGTGTAGATGATGATGCTATTCCAGAACCCAATGTATTAGAACAGCTTTATACCTATGCAAGCGAAGTGTCTAAAGTTGGCGATCCAATAGGCGCAGTTGGTGGGTCAATTTTGACTTTACCAGCAATATTTGATACATCAAAATCTACAGGAAAAATTGCCGACATTGATAAAGAACCCAATATTCAATGGGGAATTATCAATAAATCAGATTTTGTAGAGCATTTGCATTGCTCATTCTTATATCGTGCTGGCGTATATGACTATAACTTAGGTTTATCCCGTGTAGCCCATCGGGAAGAAACGCTATTTACTTATGGATTGCATCAAAAAGGATATAAATTACTGGTTGCCCCTCATGCAGTAACTTGGCATTTAAAAGCGCAAGGCGGCATAAGGTCTGAAACAAATGAAGGGATGTACGCCCATGATGAACAAATTTTTAGAAATACACTACAGCTTGCCGACTACACCGTTGTTGTGCTTAATTGCGGGGCTGGTGATCATATCGTGTTTTCTCATGTGCTACCTGATATACATAACCCTATGGTATTTACTTGCTATCCAGAAATCGTGCCAGGCAGATCAATAGCAGAAGCACAAGCATTGTTTGAGGATTTAGACCGCTGGAATATCTATAAAAAGATGGCGCAATGGGATTGGAAAGACAGTTTAGAAAATGCTTATAGAAAGCTGTATCTATGATATTAATTGCCCCATTTGCCAAACCATTAATGAATGGTAAAACTAATCCAAAAAATTACCCTTATTGGAAAGAATTGTTAGCATTAATTTCTGAGGAAGTTGTGCAAGTCGGAGTTGATGGCGAAGAACAGATAACCCAGCAGTTTCTAAAGAATTTGCCAATCGCCAGATTGCGTGAATTAATTGCTGAGTGCCGCATCTGGATTGGTTGTGATAGTTTTTTTCAACATCTAGCATGGGATTGTCAAAAGCCTGGCGTTGTATTATGGTCTGTGTCTGATCCATTAATCTATGGGCATCCAGAAAATACTAATTTACTAAAGTCCCGTGATTATCTTGCCCAGAATCAATTTCTCTGGTGGGATTTTACTGAATATAACCCTGATGCGTTTTTAAAACCCGAAGAAGTGATAAAATACATTCTGTAATATATCGGACAATATAATATATCAATCAACCCTTTATTTATGGTTTTGCTATGTCCGATTTTCAAATTGACCCAATTAAATATGGCCAGTTATGGCAAAAAGTCGAAGCAATGGAAGGTGAACTTCTGGAGATTCGAAAAGACTTAAAAGAGTTAGTTGCCTTAGCCAATAAAAGTCGTGGTGGGTTTTGGATGGGAATGGCAATAGTTTCAGCCATTAGTGGATTTATTAGCTTTATTGCTGGTTTTTATCATGCAAAATGAATAAAAACTATAGGCAAGTATTAATTTGGCTTTTAGTTTATGTAGTGGCAATATCGGCAACAATAGGATCGCTTTGCATATTAGACTGGATTCCATGTCTTGATACGGGAGATACCCGTCAATGGACAATGCAATTAATTGCTGTGGTAGTGGCTTTATTAGCTGGTAATCAAAAATGAACGAAATATTTACTCATATTCTTACTGGAAAAGATAATCAAACCCACGATATTGCTCGTTGGGCTTGGATGCTTGGCTTTGTAGTGGTAGCAACTGCCGCAATCTATTTAATATATGCTGGCCACGAAATTAGCCTTACAGAACTTGCTGGTGCTTTGGGCATTGTTTCTGGCTCTGGTGCGGCATCTGTGGCCGCTAAACAAATGTCTGGCGCAGAACCCCAATAATGTTTAAAAATATACTTAGCTATGGGCTAAATCTAATAGGCGGCTCAAGTGTCCAAACTTACATATATATTGCTCTTTTATTTGGGGGCTTTGGGGCTGGTTTTTATGTGGAACATTTGCGTTTTTCTAATTATCAAATACAAGTCGAACAAGCCGCCAAAGCACAAGAAGCACACAACGAAGCAGTCAAAAAACAACACGAAATAGTAACGAAAGGTATTCAAGATGAATATGATGCGAAACTTAGTTTATTGCGCCAGTATTACTCTAATGGGGTGCGCCAGCCCAGTAGCAGTACCGCAAGCCCCCTTTCCACAACCGCCAGCATCGCTAATGCAAGTGCCGCCTACAATCAACTTGCTTACCAATGCAGTCAAACAACCTTAATGTTGGTGGAATTACAAAAATGGCTAACAAAACAAATTGGTATAGCAAATGATCAATAACTTTGAAAAAAGCCTAGAGTTGGTATTAAAGTCAGAAGGTGGATTTACTGATAACCCTAAAGACCCTGGCAATCACTTAGATGATGGTAGACAAGGTTGTACCAACTTAGGCGTTACCCAGAAAGCATGGGAAGAATTTGTAGGCCATAAAGTATCAACTGCCGATATGAAGGCACTGACACCAGAAAAAGTAGCACCGTTTTATCAGCAAAAATACTGGAATCCCGTGTACGGCCAAATGCTAAGTAAGGGTATTGATTATTTATGCCTAGATTTCGCTATCAATGCTAGCCCTGGGCGTTGCGTAAAGACCTTGCAATCTGCCATTGGTTGCGTACCAGATGGCGTAGTTGGCCCAAGAACAATGGAATTAATTAAGCAAGCTGATCCAGCCGATTTAATTAATAAATTTAGTGATGCAAAAATACGGTTTTATGAAGGACTGCCAACTTTCCCTACATTTGGTAAAGGCTGGTTATCAAGGGTTGAAACAGTCCGTAAAGCCGCATTAGAAATGCTTAACGAATCCTAGATACTTTTGCTTTTTTAAGCACCATTTCGTATTCTTCTTTGGCTTTATCATCAAGTTTACGCAAGGGCAACTCTTGATAAAACTTCCATTTCTTTTGGTACTCAGGTAATTCTGATGGTGGAATCCAGCCATGTTGCCGCCACCTTTGAGTAATATCAGTACCGCTAACTGTCCAAATGTAATCATTCATATTTTCACCTTTCATTGACTTGCCTTTAATTCTTTTAATTCAAATAATCCATCCCTTTCTGGTTTGATGGCCAAATATAGTCTAGCTAAATACGGTGATGCGTTATTGCTAATTTTAAAGCCATTTGGGTTGATTCTTGATCGTTGCTCGGCTTCTTCAATTTTGGATTGATGCCGCAAAAAAGCACATAAATCCCGTGCTGAATGATGCCTAATACCCAAATCCCAGATTTTATTGGCTTCATTAAAGAACGCTACTAATATATGCCAATTACTTTCTACCCAATCGCCAAAGTCTAAACGGTAGATATCTGGGTCACTTTTTATAATATTTCTAACTTTTTCTTTCTTATCTTCTGGAATCATTTTGATTCAATCCATATTAGGCCAATCATTAAAAAAATTGCAATCCAAGTGCAAATCCCAGTTAATGCCATTAAAGTAAAAAATACACTCATCGTGATCCCCATAATTGAATTTCGAGTTGCTCAACTTGTTGCATGAGCCATTTATTTTTGGTTTCTAAAAACTTCACTTTTTCTTGCAACTCTACAATTTTGTTTGCGTTTTCAAATAACAATGTTTGAATATCTTGCCGATCTTCTGTAGTAAATGTAGTCATTTCATTGTGCCTTTCTTAGTATTGCTATCTGACAATCTAAATATTCTTGACTTACTTCAATACCTTCATAAGACAACATATTTTTTAGAGCTTTATTTTCATACATTAAAGCTAATGCTTCTTTGGTTTCTTTGATTAATGAATCTTGAAGATTAATAATCTTTTCTAGTGCTTCTCCGTATGGTGTTAAAGGTGAATTAGTGTTCATTTCTCATTAGCCTTTCTTAATATTGCTCTAGCAAAATCAATTAACTCAGTATCTTCCACGATGTAATCTGCTTCAAAACCAAACTTAGTAAATTTATCGTGAACTATTTTTAAAATATCCCTATCGCTAATTGTTAGTGTCTTTGCTGGATGGGTATAGAGTGGAATATCATCCCATTTTGCTGATTCAGCTTGATAGCTAAATTGATGTAATGGATTTTGCACAATGATTGGTTTCCCATATTCGCCCTGTCTAATCCACGCTACTGGTTTATTATTCATATCAATCCTTAAATTTCAAAATTGGCTTGTTTAATGATTCCAATATCCATTGGCAATATTGCTTTAATTCGTCAACCGTTTCACCGCCTACAGTTGCGGCAGTATGACCCATTGGTTTGCCCATTGAATCGTAATAGACTTCCCGCACTTCAATGTATGGTTGACCAGGCAAATCGGGATCATCTAAATGCACTAACCTTAAATTCCAAGTCATAATAATTCTTCCTGTCCATCAACAATTTTGCGTAGGTCTAAATCCTCATCCTTAAATATTTTTACAAATAAACTACGAGTAGGATTACGATCAACATCCAAATAACAAAATCCGCTAACAATATAACGAAGAAAATGAGTGCAAGCCCAATCATGCGCTTTACAATCGTTATGGAATCGGCAATCATCACAAGGGCATTTCTCATCAAAAAGGCTTTGGACACCCTTTCTCATTTGCGATCCTTTGGCGGTTGTTTGTTATGGGATGGATAGGATGGATATGCTGGCATTACAGGCGGCACTCTCATCAAAATCCCCAGCCAAACATAACGCCAAGAATTACGCCAAGAATAATTACGCCAATCCAGTCAATAAGTTTTTGTTTCATTTTGATTCCCCTAAAAAACGCAACATTGCATACCGTCAGAATAATACTATTACAACTTTATCATACTAGGGGAAACCCTAATAAAGGTGGTGGCGATTATCCCGTGAAGGATCGGGGGAATCCAGACAACCGCCACCGTGATTAGATTAATTTGTTGCGAATACGGTAAAACTCAAGTAATCGGACAAAACATTCCCATCCCAAATCCAAGTCGGATGGGTCTATAGGGATTAGTTTAACCTTATTTTGCTTGGCATTGACATACAGAATGGCGCAATCCGCATTTGGCATTTTTAAACCCTGTCTGTAAGCCGCCAGTTGCATCTGATGGTCAAACATTACATCAACTTTATCTAGGTCTTTTTCTGTGGTTTTTACATCACAGACCGCCCCATTGAAACCGACATATGGCTTGGCGTGTAAATCCACCTTGCCGCCAAACTTATCATTGCCAAAACTATGTTCTGGAAGCCATGCACAAGCACTAAAATGGTCTTGTAAGGCTTTTTCTACTTCAAAGCAATACAAAGGTACTTGTGGAAGATAAACACCTTCCATAAACGATTCTATGATGCCGTGAATATTTGTACCCCGTTCTGCGGCTTGTTTGCTAGTTTCTCGCGAATCTTGCATAACACGGGTAAGCCAATCAGATTCCGATTCATTAGGAAATCTGGGCAAAGTTAAAGCGGATAGCAATAACTGTTCGTTTTTCCACCGAGTTAATCCAGGGCGATCTATCTGCTGGATGATTGTGGTTACTGACGGTACTAAATTTAGTTTTTTTGCATCCCGCAAAGTTGTATTGCGTTCAACCCCATTCGCACCGATTATGCGATAGGCTGGTGTACCGTTGGTTTCGTACCAATGGCCTGATTCTGCATTATTGTCTTTTACTATCATATATTCCCCCGAAATTTAAGGTGGGCTACTCACAATCTCTTAGCCGTTCGCTTCCTATAGCTATAGGCTGAATAACATTGCTTTCGCCCAAAAACTTATTGTTGCATCATCATAATACGCTGATATTCTGCTAGGTCTGTTACTTGATCCGCACATGACCGAATTACCGTATTTATAACGCTAATCAAGCCATCACGGGTCATAGCAATCAATTCCCGTTCTTCATCAACATTGTAAGATTCTACAATTTTTGTTTCTGTTTTTTGGTTAATTACATCAGTAAATACGGTATTCATATCAACTCCTAGAATGGAACATCATCATCAACAATCGGATTTTGGTCAACGCTATTTGACCATTCCGCTGATTTCTTAATAATGTCTTGTACCCACGGCCACAATTTCTCAAAAGAATCTTTTGTGTATTTCTTTAAATCAAACAAAACAATTTCGTTATGGGTTTTAGGGAATCCAGCTTTAACAATCATGGATGGAACTTGTGATAAAGCATCTAAGTTGGCGTATGTTTTGCCATTCCATTGATTGTGTACCACATTCACCATTGCCCATTTATCCAACATAGCCTTCATATCAAACGGCAAATCGACACCTTTAACCAACTTCTTGCCTTTCCAGCTTTCAATGTCTAAACGCAATCTTGCCGCTTCATTCATTGAAAAGGTGTATTTCTTATTAATCACCAATGGTTTGCCTTCAATTTCTAATGGGCCATTGCTATCTTCACCAAACAATTCAAAGCTAATCATTACTTTGTGTTGTTGTTTTGCAGATGGTTGACCATTCTCGATAAAATTTACCGTCTGGTGTCCTAAATCGATAATGCTAAAACATCTACCCAGATAGCTACCTGGTTCAATCTTTCTAAATTCTTGAGTTGGTGTATCGTCAATAATCATTTTTTTGCCTTATTAAATATGTTGTTAAATTCGTCAAATACTTCTGTTAGCAATGTTGTTGCATATGGCTTCTGATAACCAGCCGCATACTTCAACGCCATAATTTCGCTTTTACTGGGCAACTCGCCCTTATCTAGCTTTTCAAATGCTTCATTTACTTCATACGACAATTCGTCATTCATATCTTATCCTTTCTTTCCAATATATTACACTAATTTAAGGATAGTTGCACCTTTTTTAGTTTTGTGTTTATAATCACATCAGCGGAGTGGAATCTGTGTAGTTTTTTGGCTAGGCGGGCTCTTAAGGCCTGATCTGAGTGTTTATTAAATGATCCTAAGCCCATTTACTAAGCAATTCCATCTTAGATCAGACCTTAAGGGCTTTTTCTATTTCTGCTGGTTCTGATTGGCGGCTCTAACGACATCGTAGCGATCAGAATACAAGCGTTACTAGTAGGGTAAGTGGATGTAATAGCGCAAGATCGGTGGCGAAGTTAGTGCCGATTCCACGAAAGACTGACGGGTTCTGCGATTCCGAGAAGGAACACAGTTGAAGGCAAATCTAGGTAGGCTAGGTTTGCTCATCCTCAAAGGAACTTGTAATACATAACTAAGATAGTTACTATACAAACTTAACTTCTGTCTAATAACAAAGGATAAATTATGAAAATCACAGTAGAACACATGGAAGAATTGCCAGATGGCGGTGCAATTTGTGTAGTGCATTATGATGAGGAAGCCTTACAGTTTTTGGTACAAAAAGGCGTAGTTGCGGCAATCAAAGAAGGTATAGAACAGGAGAAAGAATGTTTGAGGAATTCTACAAAAAATACCCCCGTAAGGTGGCTAAAAAGGATGCTGAAAAAGCATGGAAAAAACTTAGCCCAGAAAATCGACAGCTTGCTATTAAAGCTATCGACTTACATAT